GGTTATTATTATCAAGTTCCAGATTTTACTTTCAGCACACGCAGCCCTTGAGCATCAACAGGATAGCCACCAGTCAGGAATTCAAACAGAAATCCGACCTGTCCGTTCGCAGCATAGAGTTCATCAAGCCGCAGCATAGTTACAGCAGGATTTTCAGAAATGAAATAGCCGGACAAATCGCCAAAAATAGCAACCTCTGCATTATTTGCTACAGCAGCAGCCAAATCTGGAGCGGAAATAACTGGACGGCCGAGAATCTGAAAACCAGGTCTGCCGGCCAGTGTGCCAAGCAAATATTCACCAGTAGTAGCAGCTTTCATCTTAGAGATAGTGGCAAGAATTGCATCGTTCATCAGCCAGACACCTCTGGAGCGATAGGGCTCTGGAACGGCAAAAAATAGCGAAATCAAATCATCAGCAGCCAGCGTTGAGGCAACCTCTGTTTCTACTCTTGTCAGCAGACTTCCATTCAGCAGTCCTGTCGGACAGTTTGTGCCACTACCAGAAACAAATTTCGTTCCTTCGCTGGCCGCAATTGACCTTGCTACCAGTCCAGAAAGGAAATTCGTCAAATCAAAAATAGCAGTCGAATTCAGCATCTGCCTTGAAATCTTCACTAAAGCTGTATGTGGATATTGTTTCAGCGGTACCTGACCAAAGGCACCAGTGAAATCATTTGGAGTCCTTGCCCCGGTTTCCCCAGGCCAGTAGCAATCAATACCCTTACCTTCCTTCGGAATAAGTGTTTCGTAGGCAGAAGTCGGCAGAATCGTTGCATAGCTCCTGATTGGAGAGAACTGGATTAGGTATTCGATTATCTTGGCGTAGAAATCAGGTGGAATAAGATAGCCGCCCTGAGTGCCAGTTGTAAGATTCATATCAGCTGCTTTCTTAGATGGCGGCTCAATTCCCTTTGTCACATAATCCCAGAATGCCTTTTTGTATTCTTTATCTTCCTGACTTTCACTGCCCCCGCCGGCCCCGATGCCCATCGCCTTAAGGTTCAGAACTTCTTTTTCCAGGACTTCAATCTTTGGATTGATCGAGTCCAGGATTTCCTTTGTTAGTTTTTCATTCTCCATTTTTTCATTCTCCTTATTTTTGTCCGCCTTATTTTCAGCCTTGACATCCCCTTCTGAGTGGCTATCAGCCGGCTCAGATGAGAGATTATCCTGAGTGGTTTTCTCCGGCTCAGGCATAGACCGAAACTCCGGCGGTTCTTTTTCAAAATCCTGATAATGTTTTTTCAGGTGATTATAGACGCCTTGTCTATCATTGTCCGGAATATCAACTCCGCCCCTTGCACCAAGCAGCGCACCCATAGCAGCGGCAACACCTCGCCAGACAGCCTTGAGGTTGCTTGCCTTGTGATGCGGTAGCTTGTAGCTTGTCTTGATATCCGGATTTTCTGCATCATACCAGGCACAGATTTTTTTCAATGTCTCAACATCAGCCTCTCTTACTTCTTTCCCCGCATCCCATTCCTCATCTTCAGGTGCATTTCCAAAGTCCTGGTATGGAATTACTTTCTTCACTTCGGGCGGTTCTCCATCATCAATTTCAACCGACTTGATTGCATCAACCCCAGCCAACTTCTGGGCAGGAAAAGTAACAGCCGAAACCTCCCAGAGCTTGATTTCCTTCAGATGATTTCCGTCTTCTTGCTTTTCTTCCTGCATCACCTCATACCCGAAAGATATCCCCTGTATCGCACCTTCCTTGATGAGGGCCCGGGCCTCTTTCCCCCGCTGTGTGTCAAGGATCAGCTGGCCCTTGACTATCCGGAGCCCTTTCTCATCTTCTTCAAGCTCCACCCAGCCTATTGGTTCGAAAGAAAAATGCTGCCACAGAAACGGAAACCGCTTCTTTTCCTGAAGTGATTTCTTGAACGCCCCGGGATCAACGATATCTCCAACTTCATCCTTCACGCCAAAGATTGAGGCGTAGCCGGTGAACTGGCCGTCCTCATTTGGTTCGGCATAGGTGGCCTTGAATGTTTTCGTATGAATCAGTTTTGTTTTTTTCATCATTCCTCCTCTTCTACGAATGGCAGTAATGTGCAGTAGCAATTGCACACTTGCTCTGGGCCACCTCTAGGATCTCCAGGGTGTGCCATCAGAGAACTGCCGATTATAAAATCCTCATCAAGCCTGATTGGCTGTTGAGAGTATTTTTCATCAGCTTCAATATGCTCTGGCCGGCTGGTCGGAATCATTGAACATAGCCAGCCCTTTTTTTCTACTCCACTTTCCTTGTAGCCCTCGAGCTGACCGAAATTATCGATCTTCGTTGTTTCAGTAATTGCCCAGAGTCTGCTTTTGGCGGCTGAGAACACTTGAATCTCATCCCATATCTTTTCTGCTATCTGATTGACCGTGAGATTCTCTTCTTCACCAGTCCGGATTAGTTTTTTGATCTGCTCAATGATTGTCTTGCTGATTTGCGTCCCGCTCTCAAACATCATCTTTCGAACGATTGTCTCGAATGTCCGCCTCCAGGCAACAGGCAAGTCTTCCTCGACCACTTGCTTTTCCTCAAGAAAGAAATCAATATCTGATTTGGCGGCCCGCTCCCCATACTTGAATCCGGCTATCAGGCCATCCTCGTAGAGCGGCCGTAATGTCTTGAGGAACGAATTCAGCACTTCTCTTTCATCAAGCTTGGCTATCATCGCCTTCGGATCATCTTCTCTCTTGATCTCATTGATCAGCTTTTTCGCAGTTTCTCTAACCCAGATATTCGCAGTCGATTCATATTTTCCAACCAACCTGTCAACCCGCCGCTTGTAGCTTTTCCAGAGAATATCCTTCTTCTCTTTCTCCTGCCAGAAACTTATGTACCGCTTTTCTTTCTGAAGTTCTTTGGTTTTCATTTTCTTGTCAGATTTTCTTACGCTGATTAGCGGAATATCTGCCATCGAACCCATGATCACATCACCACCATCAATCGGTTCATAGCCGAGGAAAATCCTTTTTTCATTGATTGTAAGAAAATTCATCTGACTGATTATTCGAGCTTTCTGTTCTATATCGTCCTGGATCGCCTCAATCTTTGAGCGGTCAATTTCTACCCAGAGATCCGATCCCCATTTCGGCACTACCGCCCGATTGAATTCGTCAATAATAAAATCAGCTAACGGTAATATCATCTCCATATAGAAGGCCCGGCGAGCTTCTTTCACATTCGAATATGTTTTGTTTTCAGCGTCGCCCATAAGCTCTGATGGAATATTCAGGACATTCGAAATCTGCCTTGTATATGTCTTGATGAGATTAAGCCAGTCCGCATCCTTGGCCGATATACTGATTGGTTTCCATTTCACCCCACCCTTCAGGAAAATATTTTCGCCGGCATTCATTGCCCCCTGAAACATATCTCTGAATCTACGCTTGAACTCTTTTTCCTGGTCTTCTGATATCGCCCCCTCATATTCCAGCACTCCCGCTGGGCGCATGTCGTTATTAATAAGCTTCAAGTTCCACTTCTCTGTGATGCCAAGAAGATCGATGATCCGCTTAATAGGTTCGTAGTAGCTGAAACCGTAATAATCATTCCCAGGATTTGGAATTTTGATATGGCAGATTTCATCTCGGCTGAATTCTCTCGAAAAATATCTTGTCCGATAGATATATTTTTTTACCTCGCCGAGATTATCGATCTCTATCTGGATAACATTCGGCTGGAGTAGATACATCTCGGCCTTGCTGTTCACTTTCGCTATATAGACATACGAATTTCCAAAAAGTAAAAGTTGAGTTGCCAGTTTCTGATAGAACGACCTCGATCCTTCGCGGTGATTCGGATAGTAGAGGACATCAAGCACCGGATGGTCTTCAATCTGGCCTTTTGAATTGAAAAGCAGAAACTCAATACCGCTGACCGCTTGAGCTATTTTTGAGATGCAGGCATAGAGAGCATAGTTTCTAGCGTATGCATCAAGTTCATTCGAATATTCTGAAGAGATATAATTATTCAGCCCAAAAATTCCCGAGCCAGTGATGATAACTTCCTTTTTCTCTGGCGGGCTCTCCTTTTGTTTCCGACCGAATATTTTCATTCCTTCCTCATAATGCGAATATCCCCGGCCATCGCTCTCTGGTAGCTGACCAGTAAGCCAGGGCCAGGGCCATTACGCAATCATCATGCATGCCGGCGGGCGCCTCATACGACAGCTGACCTGACGGACCTTGTTTGTAGGTCAGTGCCTTAAGTTCAGAAATCAATTCTGGAATAGGTGGAAGTTTGATCTGTTTGTTAGAAAAACCAAAAATCAGATTCTGTATCAGTGCCCGTTTTGAAGTAGCCGAAAAGACAAATCCCCTGACAGAAGCACCGCTCATTACCAGAGATTCTACGATCGGATCACCGACTCCAGTTGAGTCGCAATCAGAAAGTGCATCGTATTTTTTCAGCATCGCCTCAATCTCGTTTTTCTGGATGTCCCAATTAATCTGTCGTAGTCTAAGAAAATCAACCAGCCGATACTCCGAATCAAGCACACATACAACAGTGAAGTCCTGGACGCGAGCCAAATCAATGCCAGCATAATATTGCTTTTCTTTCTTTCTTTCTTTCTCAAGAGCAGGCAATACAACGCATGCGTCAACATTTGGTATCACTTCGCCGGCTTCATCAATGAATTCTGCCAGAAACTCCTGCCGGAAAATATTCTCAGGCATAGTGGCCCGGACCTGTTCTATTTCTTGCGGTGTGATCAATGGATTGTCATAACTCGGAAATCTCCAGCTCTTGTAATCCGGAAATTCTTCAGGTTTCTGGCCCATCAGCCACAGCGAGTAGAACCAGTTTCTGCCCTTCGGCGTTGTAATGAACATCGCATCACCTTTGGTATCGCTCAATGCTGGCCTCAATACTGATTGCCAAGCCTCTTTTTCGACCCTGGCGGCCTCATCAATCACCAGCCGATTAATACCTTCGGCACGCAGATTGTCATACTTTTCAGCTGAACGGAAACTGACTAGACTCCTGTTCGAAAACTCAATTGTCATATCGACCTCTGAAAATCTCCGTATACATTCCATTGCCTTTGGCCGCTCGAATGCCAAAAGCAACCTTCGATAGGCATATCTGCTCTGCCGATATATCGGAGCCACCCACATGCAGTTCGAGTTCGGCTTCGATATCGCTCGTTCTAATAGCCAGTTCAGAGCCATTACTGTTTTCCCGAAACGCCTGCCTGCCGCCACACACTTGAACCTGGCCGGATGCAATAATATTTCTCTCTGCGATGGTCGTGGTCGAAAGCCTATGATTTTCATTCTTCACTTTCTGCCTCTTCTTGATTTTCATCGCCCTCATAAGAAAACGCCAGGTTAATCTCCTTTCTCGACTCGTGAATGGTCAAGTCCTTTTCATCTCGATATCCAAACCAAATCTTAGAAAGAAATATTCTCAGAACATCCTTCATCGGGACCTTCCAGAAAAGCATGTTTCTTTTTATCCGCCACTTTTTTATATGGTCAGAAAATTCTGGATAGATTTTTATCCATTGATAGACGGTTTCTTTTGTAATGCCGAGTTCATAGGCAATACTATCTATTTCGCAGTAGTCCCAGAAAGTAGTTACTGATAGTTTTTCAATAAGCCTCATCAAGTCTGAACAAGTCTTTTCAGAATATTTAGTCGGCCTACCAACTTTTCTTTTTGCCTGAGGCCTACCACTTTTCTTTCTTGCCATATTATACTCTCTCTATTAATTTATCTAGTTTACTCTCTATTCTCTCTAGGGACCTTGTAGTATTTATTTTGAACTCTTTTAGTTCGCTTATTTCCTCACCTCGTTTTCTGCAGATTTCTGCTGTGCCAGGCGCTGAACTTCCATTATTTTTGTGCCGCTTCCTCAGCTGATATCGAATGAACTCATCGAGTATTTTGAAGCCCATAATCAGAATTGCCCCGTCAATGAAAAAACTTCCTGAAAATGTCATGCCTTCTTCTCTCCTTTCTTCATTTCCCTATCAGCAGCCCGCCGCCTATACCGGCCAGAAGAAATAAGGCTGATGTCAGCTTGCTCTTTTTTTTCTGAGCAGACATCTTCTTGCCATAGTCAATAATAAGTTCATTCATGATAGTTTTTTCCTGAAGCCAGATTGAATTTTGTTTTTTCCAGATTTTCTCTTTGGCTTCCCAGGCAGATAACTGAAACCCGAGATTAGTAATCTGGTCTTCCTGAATTTTGATTTTTTCTTCAAGCTTTGGTATCTTCACCAGGCTGAACTCACGCCACTGAAAAAGCCTGGCCGCTGTTTTTTGAGATGCTTCATAAGTGAATACCATTCCAACTTCAGTTTGAGTAACACCGGTATCGCCGATAATGTCCTGGATATTCAGCACCAGGTCGCAGGTCGGCATGGCAACAACCTGGCTTTCAATTTCTTGAAGCCTCATCTCACTTTCCTTAAGGGCAATATCGATAACGGCTTTTTGCTTTTCAAGTTCTGAATACTTTTGCTTATAATCGGTATTGATTTTCTCAAGTAGCTGAAGTTGTGTAGTTAGTTGAGTGGCTTCGTTTTCAAGTGAATTGATTAGCTCTTTTGATTCCTTGATTTTCTGTTCTAGCTTTTTCGCTTGATTCCTGGTAGTAATAGTAAAGACTAATAATATAATAATTATAATAATTAGGCATACTATCAGTATGTTCTTCATTGATTCGCCTTTGGATGATAGATGTCATAGATTTTGGCGGCAATCAGCCACATCGGAAAACCATACAGCACCAGGGCCTTCAGCGAAAAAATATCATTGGCCCAGAGGAATGCTGAGACCAGGCCAGCCGTCACAATAATCGCAGATAGAAAGTTCAGAATTTTTTTGAGTCTTGTATCGGCATTTTTCCAGAGAGTCTTTAGAAGCTCCGTTAATGCCTGGACACCGGCGGCCCCACCAACCCAGACAAGAAGCAGTTCAAATATTTCTGGCTTGAACATCTTTAGCTCCAAACTGCTTTTAGATTTCTGACTCCATCAATGAAAACACCGAACAGGAAGAACAGAACTATTTTCCACCACGGTAGCTCCATTAGATGCAATTCCAAAATCAGCAGGGTAATATTTTCGAACATGTAGCCAAGAAAAAGAATCATGATAAACCATGACATATTACACCTCCTAGAGATAAGTCCCGATTAAAATTTTCTGTGGATGATAGATACTCTTGGAATTATCGATATGAAGATGCTTATTTGAGACTTCAAACCGAACTATTCCAAGAGCGCAGAAGATATGGAAAAGCTCCCAGCAGGTCTGGCCGGATATGATTTTGATATCGACGGCGTGAGACCAGCCATCATCACCGACCAGATGAGCTGAATGCACCGCCCCGCCGATTGCTGCATTATGTCTTTCACATCGAGTGCCAGAGGTGATGATTATTGGCCGACCGAAATATTCACGGCCTTTATCAAGGATTTGGATAAGAGTTGGATCAAGCCTTGAAAGCCCGCATCCACAGCGGCAGGCAAACTCACTAGAAGTAAAGTATTTTGCCATTCTGGCTAAAACTTAAGCCAGAATTTTCTATTTGTCAAGTATTTATGTATCCGGCAACGAAAAACATTTGGTCAGGTCAGGAATGGGAAATATCCACAGTGTCCCCCGACCATTACAAAATTCACAAACCTTCATTTTTCTTTCTTCATCTCAATCTGCGTTCTCTCAAACGACCTCTCGGCGTGGTAAGAGGCTGTCATAAGAAACGCAATGAGAAAGACTAAGACTATCAGAAGCCCGATTAAAAAGACCTTGATGAAATTAGTTCCTCTCATCAGACACCTCGGCTTTTGACGATGATGGGTCGGTTCACGGCCTTAATGCCCGGGATATTAGTTTTGTCTTTTTGAGCTATAACAACCGAGCGGATCTTAACTTCATCTGGCTTTAGAAACTCTCTTGGTATCAGCGACTCGTCGACAATTTCAAACGACCAGTTATCTCTGAGTGTGACGCCTTGAGCCTTAGACGCAGTCGGGACATCTGGCACGGGCTGAAGCTCAGCGTAATAATCAGCTCGTCGATAAACCTTAACAACGGCGGCCGGGTCAATTGAGAAACCAAAGTCAACCCCGTAAAATATCGAGTCAAACTTAGTGTCAGCGGGCAGAGGTTCAACCGGCCAGTCAAAGATAACGCCTTCAGGTCGAGCCCACTCACCGAGCTCGCGCTGAGCGATCTCGTTAATCGCCTTATCCTCAAAGACCCGGCGCTCGCTCTCGTTTTTAATCCGCTCAGCCTCTCTTTGCTTTTTACTCATTTTCATCCTCCTTTAGTTTCGGCACACTTACCTTGTCCACCCTGATGGTTTTCAAGATGCCACTCTCCCTGAAAATCGTTTTAATGGCTTTCTTAACATCCCGTTCCACTTCCGCACTTCTTTCCTCTTTCAATTCACCATCAGTCAATCCGCCGATGATAAAAACTGCCCGATATATCTCGTTAATTCTTTTTTTCTTCATCATTTACCTCTTTTAAAAGTTCCCCATCCGAGTCTTTCTTAACCCTATACGGCAAGTCAAGCCTCAGATGACATCGCTGACATAGAGCTATAAGATTTACTCTTCGGTTGTCCGTCGGGTCGTGATTAATGTGATGAACTGTCAACACCACCTCACTGCCATTTCTAATATCATAATTTTCAGCACCGCAGAGCTCACACTTATACCCGGCCTTCTCGATAACCAGCTCCGATATTTTCCGCCAGTTTACTGGATATAGTTTTTTTCGTTCAGGTTTAATCGGGCTCATTTTCCACCTCCCCTTTTTCCAAATACCATTCAAAAAATTCATATTTCCATTT